CGTGCAGGTGCCGCCCGGAGATCCAGTGAACTTGATCAAGCTGTAATGACCATCGGACAAAACGCCGGCGTTGGACGTCGTCAGCGTGTGCGTCGTCCCCGTCAGGGCAATCGAGCCCACCTGACTGGTCAGGCGGTCCACGATGTCCATGTTGTCGTTGACCGTGCTACCCCAAGTACCGACCTGCTCGCCATTGGCGGGCTTCTCGATTGCAAGGTTGGACGTATATGAACTGGGCATCCGCCCCTCCTATGGCCTCCAGCCGCACAGGCGCTCGCCGAGCGTGTTGTGCAGCACTATCTGCTCCACCGTGCCTTGGGTCAACACGTCTTGCGTGGACGGGCGGAGCGGGGCCGCCCAGTCACACGAGTTACTACGGGTCTCGCATCCAGCGACCAAGAGCACGACGCATGTCATCGTCGCTAAGCTTGCGAACTTCATCCTGTACCTCGTGCGCCTCTTTCATCACGTCAAGTCGCCGCTGAGACTCCTCGTACTCGGCAGCCTTTTTCCCCTCACGTCGGCCCACGAACCATGCTCCGAGGACCGCCACCACAAATCCGCCAATGGCGTACAGCCAGAGTTTGATCCGGATCATCGGTCCCCCATCGCCCATTTCTTCAGGCGCTCGCGCATGATCCAGACAGCGGCCAGCCCCACGACGGCCACGCAGACCAAGGCAATGATCTGAGCCTGACCGTCGAGTGCCGCGACAGCCGTCACGCCGCCAGTCGCAGCCGCAACGGCCTGAGCAGCGGAGGCCTGCACGGTCGTGGACTGCGCCGGGGTGGATCGGGGCTCTTTAACGCGGCGGACGCCCAGCAGGCGGGAGATCGGGTACTCAGCCTTGCTGACCTTGTCGCCTTGGTTGCCGCCGAGGACCACGACGTTGTTGCCCTGCACGCCAGCGTAGAAGCCGACGTGGCCCTGCCAGCCGTCGCGGCTGCCGCGCCAGAACACAACAACGTCGCCCGGTTCTGCGGCGCCCAGATCCACCGGCTTGCCCCAGTCCAGATAAGAGCGTGCGTTCAATTTCCCCGTTCCTTGAACCCCAGTCTGGGCCAGAACGGAACCGACGAAGGCGGCACACCAAGGCGTGGAGTCCGCGTCCACCCAGTCATGCCCGGAGTCGGCGAACATCTTGAGCACGGCCGGGTTGTTGGCCGCGCCGGGGTACTCCTCGAGCCCCATGTAGGACTGCGCTACTTCGTAGGCTGCTCGCATATCTTCCTCATGCTGCAATGGGGGTCCACGTGGTCCCGGCTGCGGGTGTTACTTCTGTCCATGCCGTCCCCGGAGCGGGGACAATGGTTCCCCAGACGTTGGGCCGCGTCACTGCCCCGAATGCAACAACGCCCGTGATGGACGTGGTCTCAAACACGGCGGCGCTCACATCGGAGACGACCCCAGTCGCAACGGCACTCGGCATCAAGACAGATGCGTCGCCTACGACCGTCAGAGTTCCGGTCTCGCCGGTGGCCTCAACCCCCGTGATCGGAACCTCGTTGACAGACAGGTCTCCTGCCGCGCCCGTGGCGGACACGCCGGTGATCTCTGCGGCGATGTTTACTGCGACAGTGACCGTGCCGACCTGACCAGTGGCCTCGACCCCGATAACGGAAAGGTTGGCATCTCCGGAGACAGCGGGAGCGTTCACCTGACCGGTGGCCTCGGCCCCCGTGACCAGAGCGATTACGGCAAGGCTACCCCCGTCGTCCGCGAGGGCCGTAGAAGCTAGGGGCGCAAAACCGAGCATCGGTTACTCCTGTCCGTCTGGCTTGAGTTTAGCACGGTCAGGGCGAGGTGTCATATCCTGTGGTGACCCAGATTAGACCTGCATCGCAGCGCGGAAGATGTCGTCGATCTGAGTGTCGGTGAACCCATTCGGCCCGCCCAGTGCGTCGATCAGGGGGCTGGTGCGCTCGATGACCGTGGCGTATTCCCACACGATGCTCGCCTCTGGGTCCGCGTCAGCGATGGCCTGCACCTGCGTCAGGAGGTCCATACGGTGCAGCGCCAGACGCATCTGAGCAGGGGTGCAGCGCATGGCAGCACGTTCAGCAGCGAGGGCTTCCTCGGGCGCGGGAACGGGTGCAGGTTCCGGCGGGTTGCCCCCGGCCAGCCACGCAAGATACTCTTGGTAGTCCGTGTTGGCGGGGTCGAAGGGGACGAAGGCGTTGTCCGCGATGCGCTTAATGCACTGTGCGGGTTGGCCGTCAAGATCAGGAAGAAGTTGATACATGGTCATAGTTCCGCGCTAAATATCAGTGTTTGGTTTGCCCCCGTTGTTTGTGCAACGGAAACACCTTCAACTGTAGAGTTTGCAGTTACAAATCCAGCCCCACCACCAGTAATCGTTGCGGTGGATCGCATACTAACTTTGTATGCAACAGGCCGCGCTGGGAAAGAGGCTACTGGTGGAACAGTTAAAGAAAAAATTGAGTAATACCTCTGACACAGCGCCAATTCCTGCCCTTTGGACCGATGCTCGAAAGGCGTGGCGGTGTCGCCTGCTTCGAGTTGGACGTTGGTGATGTACAGGAAGTCCCCCGCCAGAGGGTTCGTCGCGTCGTCCGACCAGATGAACACAATCAGATTTGCCGTGCTGGCCGTGTCCACATTGGCCGTGATTTCGTAGGTTGCCCATGAGGTCGTCACGCCCAGATCGGCGGGCGTGTTCTCGAACGTTGCGTTGGCAATGAGCGTCGGTGTCGTGCCGTCCGCATTCCATGCCGAGATGATGTCGCTCGTCACCGTGTCTGCCGTGCCGCTCCACGCGACGACCGCTGCCTTTACCGTGTCGATCCTCGCGTCCGAGACCTTCGCCGCAAAGGACAGCGTCACCGTATTGCCGATCAGGCCCGTGCAGTTCACCGCCTCGACGATCTGGGCAATGCCGAATTTTTCGCCCGTCGTCTCCACGTCCAGACGAATGCACTTGCCGCCCGTGTCCGGGCTGTCGGCAATCTGGTCTACATCGACCGAGTCAGACCCTTCGGACAGAATGTACCAGCGATCTAGTGTATAGGCGTCGTCCGCGTTTGTCGTGCCACCTGCAAAGTTTGTGCCGCGTTGCGCGATCTGCATTGCGCCGTTGATGATCTTGTTGCGGTTCGAGAGGGAGCCAGCCGTGGGCAGCGGGTTGCCGTTCACGCTCAGACCAGCAAACGACGGGCTGTCCGTCGTAGCCACGCCTTGGTCCATATCGACCGCATTTTGCAGGTCGCCGGAAAGCGCGGTGATGAAGACCACCGCGCTGCCAGACAGATTGATCGCAGCGTCGGAGTTGCTGCTTTCGCTTACCGTTCTGGATAAGGTCGTGCCGCTGGCCGTATAGGTTCCAGTGCCGATCTCCCAGTTGTTACCGTCTTCGATAACATAGCGGACGACCTGCCCGTCAGAGATCCCGCCATCCGCAAAAGACTGATAGCCGTTCTCGGCGGAACCGAGAGTGATTGTCCCGGTGCCGGTGGTCGAGGTTGCGACCTTTACGCGGTTGGCGAGAACAGCCATGATTACCTCTTACGCGATGCGGATTACGGCGTTCGAAGCGTCCGCCGTCGGGAACTGAACCACGAAATCGCCCGCCGTCGAGGTCTTGTCCGCGCCGAAGTCGAACACGGCCACGGCCGGATTGCCCACCACAGTGCTGTTGTAGATCAGCGCGCCGCGTGCGGTGATGGACGCCCCGGTCCACGTCTCGTCGGCGAAATCGACGAATGCGGTGGTCCCGCTGAGCGTCACAGTCGGGCTGTCGAGGTCCTGCCCGCCTGCGGTGTATCCCGTACCGCTCACCTCGTTGGTGACCGTGTATGCGGTCGTCGAGGCGTCAAGGGTCGCGGACGACGTGTACAGAGCCATCTTGAAGGTGTCGTTCTCGAAATCGTGAACGCCCTTCAGGAGCTCCTCTTTGAAGCTGGAGCACATCGCGGTGGTGATGGCCATGTCAGTCTCTCCTTAGGTCTTGGGGCGCATCAGCTTGCCCATGCGATACTCATCAGTTGTCTCAAGGCCTTCGCCGAGGTTCTTGAGACGCTGCAGCGCCTCAGCAAAGCGTTGGCTGTACAGCACCATGAGGTCCTGATCGCCTTTGAGGTAAGTATACGCCTCGACAAGCGTCCCGTAAAGCAAAGCAACTTCGGCGTTCTCGCTGAGCCACGTGGTCCCGCTATCACCTCCAACCGTCAGGCTGTTGGGGCGGTACAGGTAGTGCATCTCCAGCGCGTAGGCGCTGTCGGGGATCGGAGCGAGGATCAGGTTGTCCACGTCGTACTGGCCAAAGTAGACTGGCTCCCCCGAGTCGCTGTCGCGGATGTACTCCTGCACGAAGTCCGCGTTCTTCAGGAGCAGGAACGTCTGCTTCCCGCCGATGGTCAGGCTCAGGGAGATCGGCGCGAGGAAGTCGCTCGGCGCTGCAACGTACTTGTTGCCTGCCGTCGTGGATCCAGAAGCGTTCTTCTGGAACAGGTTCAGGCGCACGTTCTTCATGATCCGCTCTTCGGCGAGGCGGATGAAGAGCGGCAGGTTGTTCACGAAGCTCGTTTCGGTGGACTGTACGAAGTCCTGTACGGCCGTCTTGAGTTCGCCGTAGGTCATGGTCATGGGGTGCTCACCTCCAGATGGCCGACCTTACCAAAGCCGACGACGGAATAGTCTTTCCACGTCTCGGGGGTCCACATGCCGACATAGACGACGACGGGCTCGACCCGGTCCGGGCGCGGGTTGCGGAGTGCCTGCGGATCCGGGCGGTGCTTGCGCGGCTTCAGCTGCGGATGCTTGGGCTCAAACTCGTCCTTTCCGACGAGCGCCCCGGTCCATTCTTTCTTCATGTCCCGAAGACGATAACGGAACCCGGAGCGGTCAGAGATCCCCCACGAGTTCTTCCCCGATGCGAACGCCATGTGTCACCTCAATCCCGGCACGAGCTTCAGCGGCACGCGGTCGATGTCCTCCGTCGAGGCGAGCAGGAAGTCCTCGTCGTAGAGCATCTTCAGCATCTGCATGCGCTCCGGGGCCCGCTTCACCGATAGGTAGTATGCCAGACCGGACACCGCACAGGGCAGGAAACGGAACGGCACAGCGGCGTTGTTCGTCAGACTGTCGGCGTCCTCCATCCTGCGGATGTAGTAGTAGACCAGCGTGTCGGACGAACTGTCCGGCGTCTGCCAGAGCACGAACTTGGGCTGGATCTGCCGGTCGAAGAAGAACTGGCTCGGCCGCCCCGTCGAGGTCTTGTCCGGGAAGTTCAGGTACTCGCTCCGACTGATCCGGTCCAGCTCGTAGTCCGTACCACTCCGACGGAGGGCGACATCCAGAACGTCCACCACATCGGCGCCCAGCGTGTACTCGGCAGTCCCAGCCGTCAGCGCCTGCGTAGCTTCCGTCACAGTCCACAGGTTCAGGCCACGATTGGCCCAGTCCGCGAACATCAGGTTCAGCGAGCGGCGCGCCGTGCGCAGGTCGTAGCCGGTGCGGGCCTCAAGCCCACACCGCTCATAGGCCTCCTCGATGAGCTCAGCGACATCGAGGTTGAAGTCTCGCGAACCAGAGGTTGCCATTACATGCTGCCCTTATACTTCGGGCCGCGACCCGCCATGACGCAGCCGCCGTTCTTGTAGCCCTTGCCCTGCGAGCGGCGGATCGCCTCGTCGGTCGGGGCACCCTTGGAGCCGGGCTTGCGCATGCGCTCACCCGACCCCTCCGCAATGCGCTTGCGCTTAGCGTGGATGTTGGCCCAGAGGCCCGGCCGCTTAGCCATTGCCCATCGCCATGCGCTTGCGCGGGCTGCACATCGACTGATCGACGGAGCCACCCATCTTGTAGCCCTTTTGACTTCACCGAGCCACCCTTCATGTAACCGGCTTTAACTTTTGCCGCCCATCTTCATGCCTTTGGTTTTTGCACCCAGCCATCGGAGCCTCCGTTATCTGCTTGGCCATCGTACCACGGTTCATGGTCACTGTCCCGAAATGTTGCTTTTGACCGACAGCCAGACAGCGCCTGCAATGAACATCAGGATACCCGTCGTAGCGATCTTGACCACAGTAGACCAGACCGCCTTCCGCGTCTCTCGCCATGAGGCAAGGAGCTCCCGGATGTCCTCGATGTCCTTCGCGGCGGTGTCGTCGTGAAGCCCAAGCTCTTCAAGCGCGGCCCTCGCGCCCTTCTTTGCAGATCGATCAAGCAGAGCCTCGAGCTCCTCGGGGGTCAAAGTAACGTTTCCCATGGCATCACCATTTTTTGCAGGACCAATACCGAGCAGTCATCTTGCTCGGGGGGTTGGAGTCGCACTTGTGGCGAGCACGGAACGACTTGCGGCGGCCGGGTTGGTCTTTCTTGATCGTCATGTTGGGGTCCCCAAACCGAATGACCTTCTCCTTGCCGTTCTGGCAGGCTTTCACGACGAATTTCTTGCTGCCGCCCGAAGTGCGGCTCGGCTTGTTGCAAGCCATCTTGGACTTGTCTGCGCGTGGAGCCATCAGAGCGGGCCTCCGTTCTTGATGAGGATCATGTCGTACGCAGACGTCACCCGAGAGTTGTTCGACCGGACAGCCGCGCGGACGTCGATGTCCGACTTCTCGGGAAGAGCCAGAGGGCAGGTAAAGCCGTAGTGGTACTCGGAGCTTGCCACCTCGAAGGTGTGGCCGATCACGAACCGGTCGCCGGGGACGCGGTACTCGAAGAACCCAGTGGCGTCACCGCCATTCTGGATCGTCATCACGCCCTGAAACAGGTACGCGGTATAGCCTGCCGGGACCGTGTACACGCCCATGAGCGTCTGGCCCACGCCCGTGTTTATCTTGGCGACGGTGGTCGCGCCTCGGGTGATGGTCACCGCTCCTAGGTTCACGGACGTGCCGTTCATGCGGGCGGAGAGGATCCGAGAGAAGCTGTTGGTAGTCGTGTTGCCTGTCGCCGCTGTCAGGGTCACCGTCTCGGTGATCTCGTTGTACAGCGGATCAAGGCCGGAGATGATGACGTTCTTGTTAGCGTCCCCAGCGTTCACCCGGGCGACAGCAAGCGTCCCGGGAGTGTCCCATGCCGTCCACGGGTACAGGGTGTCATCCACGTCCCAGACCGTGCCGGTGGTGTTGACCGACATCGAAGGGACCGCAGCCATGCGCGACACGAACCGATGGCCCGGGATCTGGCCCCGGGCCACCTGAAGCTCAAACGGCTCAGTTGTACCGACCTGCGATATCGATCTGATGTCGTAGGTCGGCATCAGACACCTCAGTTGTACATGGCCACAAAGCTGGAGAACACAGTGGTTCCAGCCGTATAGGGCAGGTATACGCCGCTCTCGAACATGATGCCCTCATCCGGGATGATGATATCACGATCCGAGTCAGCCGAGGCGATAGTGGGCACGGTCAGATATGCCGTGCCGGTTGCGCTTCCGTTACGGAACGACAGGGTTCCTGCCGTGGCACTGTGCACCAAGAAGACGCTGCGAAGACGCGCACGTCCCGCGTAGATCACCTCAAGGGAGCTGTTGGCCATGCCGACGGTGATAGCACCGGCGGTGTCATCGTCTACGGTCACCTGCGTGACAGTGCGGAAGTACAGCGTGCCGGTCACCGTGGTGGCCGGACCAGCAATCGTTTCCGTCTGTGCGTTGCCGTTCACATCGGTGCCGGTGACAGTGAACGTGCGCCCACTGTCATCCGAAGCCGAGGCAATCGTGATCAAGCGTGCCGCAGTAAACGCGGCCACACCACCGGATGCCAACGCTCCGTTGATGGTGAGGTCTTGCTCACCACCAGCCGCCGGGGTTTGCGATTGGCAGACCCCGTCGGCGTCGGCAGCGGTGGTGTCCGCCGCGATGTACTTGGCCTTTACGTCAGAGCCAGCCATGTCTCACCCCTTATGCGATGGTTGCAATCGGGCTCGACAGCGCTTCAGCTTTCCAAGTCGAGTTGGTGCCGTCATCCGAGATGCAGGTCAGCTTCACGCGGCTGTTGACCACAGTCGAGTTCGGCAG